TTCGCCTCAGTCAGCGTTATGTAGCTGTTGGCGTTTGCGCCGCCCGCTGTTGCGTCGATTGTTACTGCCATCGGGCGTCACAGTAGAAGTCTTGCGTTTGGGGGTAGAGGCCACCACTTTCGCAGCAGCCTCACGTTCCCGCATTCGCTTGAAAGCGAACAGACCCATCAGGAGCTGGCGCCCTTCAGAGCTACGAAGTTGAGGACGATCGCCTCAGACAGTGAACCAGCCGAGACGTTGGCAACAGTGATCTTGAAAGATCCTGCGGCCAAGCTGTTGGCTTGCACCAGGTAGGAACCAGCAGTTCCGCCGGAAGCATGGTTCACAACCACCACGTCGGTAGCTGCAACTTCGCTGTTAGTCACGGTGAAAGACACTTCAGCGGCAGCAGCCAGCGCAGCGTCGTTCAATGTGATTACACCGGATGCCGCGTTAGCGATCACCGTGGTGCTTTTGTTAGTCGCCTGAGTAACAGACGTACCAACGGTTGGGCCTACAAGTTTGCCCGCTGTTGCCTCAAAAATGGATGCCATGGTTAGTTACCTCCTCAGTCGAGTGCGCTGGTGGTGGTAATCCGCACGATGCCAATGTTGTTGGTCTCGTACACCTTGGTCCAGTTGCCCACGGTTTCCAGTTGTGCCCGCGTGGGGTTGGAAACGGAAGTGGAGAACGAAGAACCGATTGGGTGATACACGTAGTGCAGATCAATCGACATGGCATCACTCTTGGCGAGGATGTCACGGTCAGTCTCGGTTTGGAGTCCGAGTTGCTCACCAGAGCCAACAGCTCCTTGGGTGAACATGTAGCTGGCGTATTCGGTGGTTGCACCAGAACCAGCAGTTTGAACGTCCGATGAGACAATTACACGCATCCCCATGAACGTGGGGACAGCAACATTGCCAAAGGCGTTAGCCAAAGAACCCTGTGCTGCAGCGGTGTCTGGCTGACCAGCGTCATCGTAAATCATATCCAAGGCTCTACGTTCCTTGAGGTCGTAGTAAACCTTGGGGTGAACAACGATGGCAGCCAGCTTGTCGCCTTGGTCGCCCAGCAGTGACTGACCTTCGACAATCTGACGTGCAGTCAGTTGCGTAGGGGTGTCGCCAGTTTCGCCGTCAACAGCAAGAGCTGCGAAAGAAGCGGAGCTGGTGTCGCCTACAGCGCCAAAGATGCCAGCCAAGCAGGACAGCAAATCTTTCTGACGCTGGTTGGCGATGTAGTCAGCAATCTTGTTGCCGATTGCAGCCATCGGGTCAGAACCAGCTGCAAGAGCAGCCAAGTCGCGTGACTCGAAAGCACGACCACGGTGCAGAACAGCAGCAACCTGCTTGTCTGCGGTGATCTTGCCAGGGGTCAAAGAAGAGCTATCCGTCAGACGCTCGAAGTCGCCTGACAGGTTGGCCTTGTAGAAAGGCACTTGAACGAAGTCACCACCATCCTCGGCAGCATTTAGCTCCGCCATGGGCTGCACCACACCGCTAGCCAGGAAGGCATCACGCTGAGTGGTTTGCTC